CAAGTTCTTCCGAACATTCGCTCATGTAAAGAATATCATTCTTTGCGACTTCAAGAATTTTATCTTTGAGGTACATACAGGTCCGACGCAGATGTACCATATCATGCTTTGATCCTGCTTTCTCATCTAAGACGGTTTCTTCGATAACTTCCATCGGTTGCTTAATGGTTATCATTCTGTTTGCCTTCTTGCCGGTTTCGCCTAAGATTTCACCAACCATTGTGAGTCCGGACTTATATCGAATGTAGTATACTGTGTTACTCATTTTTGTACCTCAATCTAAGTTGATTTTGTTGATTTTGAATTGAAACTTCTCTGAATGATATATCTTCAATCGTTCTTCAAAATGCCTTAATGTGTGATTCTTGTAAGACAACCATGATATATCATCACCAATATCATACAACTTTGCAACCTCCTTGTGCTTAGATTTTCGCAATTGCCTTCCAATACTCTGTAGAACACGAATTCTACTTTTGGATGGTGATGCAAAAATGATATTGTGTAGTCTACGAATAGAAATGCCTGTACTGAATGTGCCATATGAGGCGACAATGATTGCTTCGGATTCCTGTTCCGTGATCTTACGAATCTCCTCCCGTGCTTGTAATTCAGTACCACCGTGTACAAAGAAAACAGGTCTTCCAGAGTCTTTTGTTTTCTCCTTGATAAGGTTATACAGAACCTCACCGTGCTTCTCTACGAATTGAAATAGTATAAGCGTATTACCGGCAATATTCAAGGACAAATTTGAAATAAACTCATTTCTTTTTGGATTCTGAACAATCCAATCTATTTCATCTTGATACTTAGCACGAACCATTGCCTTGCGAGAGGTTTCGTTGTGTTGTAACAGAATGTTGTTGATCTTTAGTTGTGAGAGTAAGTCTTTGTCAATGAGGTCCTTTGTGGTTGTTACTTTATATACTGGACCGAATAGTCCTTCAATGACTAATTTGTGAGTCAAAGAACCATCAAGTGTACCTGTAAGTCCGATGCGATACGGGCACTTTTTCAACTTAGTCATAATACCTTTGAGTGAATCTGCTTTGAATAGGTGACATTCATCACCGAAGACACATTCAAACTGATCGAAGTATTCCTGAGGGAGTTTGTAGATAGATTGCCATGTTGAAATAACCACCTTCTTGTTTGTATTCTTATCAACTCCACCTGTAATACAGTGGCACATCTTTTCTGCATCCCAACCGTTTTGTGTTGAATACTCTTTGAAATCGTTGTACATCTGAGCCACCAATGAAGTGGTTGGTACAATGATTAGAATCTTCTTTTCTGGATTGATTTGTTCTGAGTAGTATCTCAGCATGCTGTAAATAATCAGACTTTTACCAGAACCAGTAGGCGATAGCAACAAACATCTACTATTGGCGATACCGTGTCTCACTGCATCTACTTGGTGATAATGTGCAGTGATAGGTTGACCACCCGCAAATGGTTTTATCTTTTTGCTCAAGTAATCAATGATGTGATTATCTGTGATTGCAATCTTGTTTTTGACTGGTACAGAAATCGTATACTTTCGGTCCTTTGCGAACCGAATAATGTGGTCCAGAAGTCCTGCATAGATTGTTTGTGTATAGATGTTATATAACCGGATGCTGCCATCCCACTTTCGTTTTCTGAAAGCAGGCATGTATTTGTGTCCTGGTACTTTGAATGTGAAATAATCTTGCAGTTCCTTTGCAAGTCCTCGTTCACATTCGACTCGAAGTTCACTAGAGTCTATGTAGGTTACGACTAGATCATGTTCCATACCATTATATATGGAACATTACCTACCTTAAGGATTAAAAGGTTTTTCGTCGAATGTAATTTCTATGTCACGGTCCTCGAAGACGATTCCATCCCAAAGAACAACTTCAATGCCGGAATTTAAAAGAAGATTGATACCATCATTGCACTTAGATTGCCATCGTTCTGGCAAACGATCCATGAGTTGTTTATGTCCAATTACCTTTGCGATCTTGCATCGAACAATCGCCTTTGCACACTCGGAACATGATATAAATGGGCAATACAAATGAAGACCGTTTGTGACAATTCCTCTTGACGCCGCTTCATATAATACACTTCTCTCTGCACAAACAATATGCCTGTACTTTTCAGGCACCTCTCTCATTTCATCCGTAATAGAGAAGTGGTCAGGATATGGATATTGATTTGCCGATCCTAAAACGATTCCAGCATCAGGATGTAAAAGAACAGCACCGTTCTGTGTTCTTTGATCATGTGAATCTCTATATGCATAGACATACGCACGCATCAGACACAAGTGATGCATTGCATTCTTTTCAATGGGAAGGTTATTAATTGACTCCATTGGCAAACTTTCTGTACTCGATGCAATTTCGAATTGCCCAGTTTCTATTGTTGATTGATTTGATAATGGCGCCAAGGTATTCGATCTTCTCTTTTTGGTAGTCCATCTTTGCTCGCATCTTTGCTAAATCAGAATCAGCATCTAGGTAAATATCCATATCTGATTTGAGAATCTTAAGATCAAACTGTTCCCAACCTTCTGCCTCTAGTTGTTCCTTGGACATTTTGCCAGAGTAGTATTCTCTTTTCTTACATACCAGTTCTTTATATTGAACATCATATTTCATGAGGATTATTCGTTCATCATGAAATAGGTTCAGGTACTTGCTATGAAGTTGGGGCACACGCAATGCCTCAAGATCAAGTTCACTGTCCTTGATAGGCATATCTTTTTCGACTAGTTTTTTGATTTCACTTAGTTCCATAGCAGCATTTTAGCAGACAAAATACAAATGTCAAACCTTTTCTATCTCAAATGAAGTATAAGCAAAAGAAACCCTTGCTACGATGCTTTCTGTATCCGTTTGAATCGAAGAAAACTCCCAACCACCGATAGAAACGGGGAAGATATTCTTGAAACGGACGATTGTGTTGATTCGTTTCTGGTTGTTCAGGATGAATAAAGATGCCTCTGATAGGTTGTTATCACCTGGATCAATACTATTCCAATCATCAATGGCAACCATTTTTCGTATCCAGTTATCGAGTTCTCTATATGCTTCCATATCTTCATCAACAAGAAACTGAACATCAATGTTACCAAACTCAACAGAAGTACCAGGGTGCTTAATAGGAACAAGTCTAGATGGTTGATTGATTGTTCCGATAGTGATATCTGGCATACTTGCTGATTGTACAAATTGGACTAGTTTTGGAATTCGATGCAAGTGAAAACGAAACCCGTCCGGCTGAAGATAGTTGATGTTTTGAGGATGACGATCTGTTAATGTGTCTTTAATGTAACGCAGATCGGGAATATCATATCTTTCTGTGGTCATTATAGTCCTCCATGTAGTATGTATAAAAAAACAGGGAAGGTTTCCCTTCCCTGTTCAATTCCGAATCTCAACGAGTTAGACTAAGGATTACGATCCAAGGCCGTGTAGGTTATCGACACGGAAGATTCTGTAGTACTGGTTGCTACGACGAGCAGCAGCATTAGATGGATCAGCGGTCGCAACGAATGGGTTGTTTACCATGCCGTAGCGAGTCTTGAATCCGATTCGCGGCTGGAAGGTGTTCTCACCGATTGCTCGCGCCATCTGTAGCGGAACATATGGGCAGTAGAACATACCAGCGTCGAACGGCGAAGTACCCTTGTAACCAACACAGACATAATCCTTCGCAGCAGCACCAATACCTGGGCCAGCATATGGATCAATGTAGACTCTCATCTTACCGTGTAGGACACCAGCGAATGTGTTCGCAGTATCATCAACTTGCAGGTTTGTCTGGAGTGCAGGTGAGATGTTCAAGAAACCAGACATAGCGAGTGCGGAAGCAACATCAGCAGAACAGATGACGATGTTACCCTTTCCTCTACGAGTTTCTTTCGCAATAACATTTGCTTCGCGTTCGATCTGGAACAACAGACCACGGAAGCGTTCTGCGGACCAACGGCCGTCTGAGTCAGTTTGCATGTCATAGACACCACCGAGACCGACGCCAGCAGCGACGCCACCGACATCAGCAGTACCAGTAGTGATACCAGCAAGGGATGCACCAACTGCACGACCAGAAAGGTCTAGTTGCTGTGCGCCAAGTTTAGCGTTGACATAGATTGTACGAATAACTTCTCGGTTGATTTCAGCAAGAATTTCAGTACTTAGGAAGTTAGCAAGTTCTTGCTCTGCATCAAGACCATGAATCGCACGCAAGTCCTGTGCGAGTTCAGTGGTGTACTCTGCCTTCAGGGCGCGAGTCTTCGCTTCAACGGCTGTTCGCGTAATGCTGAACGCCATTTCGTTGAATGCGTAGTTGGTGTCACCCAACTGTTCACCGAAGGATCGTGATGCACCGAATCCAGGTGCGTAAGCATCAGTTGCACCAGAACCAGTAGTACCACTTAATAGTGGGTCACCCTGGTTGCTGTCTGGGTTAACGGTACCATCACCTTCAGAAGTACCACCGAATGAGGTAGATGCTTCGTTGAAAAGTGCTTCTGTACCACCCTGAGATGTGTACTTGGCCTTGATCGCAAAGATAAGACCAGTTGGACCGTTCATTGGCTGAACGCCACACACATCATATGCCATCAAGTTTGGCATTGCACGACGAACGAGTGAAATCAGGATTGGGTCATAACCCTGCATGTTCGCGTTGTTGTTTGCTGTTGCAAGACCAAGGCCGTCACCAACAGAGTTAGCAGGAACGGCTTCGTTCAACCGTTCACGCTCCTGGTTCTCTAGAAGAATCGCAGTAACGGTCTTACGGTAGTTGTCTTGAATAGAAGGCAATGCCTGGTGTTCAAGAATTGGCTTCCAACGGTT